AAGCCGAGTAAAAAGAAAAACGGATAGAAGAATTATACGATAAAATGGATAAACTGGAGACCAAACTAGACAACCTCAGCGAAAACATCAACACACTAATCCTACAATCAACCAAGGATGATAAAGAATTGGAATTAAGGTTGAAAGCGATTGAGACAGAACTGGCACTCCAAAAACAAATAAGCATAGAGAATCACAACAGAGTAAGCAGCCTATTAGCGGTTGTAGGTGTAGGCTTAACCATAATAACAATACTAATCAATGTTTACTTCAACATCATAAACTAAAACTAAAAAGAAGAAGGGAGGCATGAACCTTTTATGGAAATCAAGAAAGCACCAGTAAAAGACTTGGTAAGTCCAGAATGGAACCCAAGACAAATCACAGAGGAAGAGCTTGAAAAATTAAAGACAAGCCTTGAAGAGTTTGGATACATAGAACCAATAATCATTAATGATGTTAATAATCATGTGGTCGGTGGAAACCAAAGACTACGAGCATTAATCGCTCTTGGCTATGATGAAGTAGATGTTGTTTATGTCCACATTGAAGACATTAACAAAGAAAAAGCCTGTAATGTGGCATTGAATAAGATTAGTGGTGACTGGGATAATGATAAACTGAAAGTTGTCTTGGAAGAGATAGAATTATCACCAATCGATATAAAACTGACTGGGTTCGACGAGTTGGAATTAACCGAACTCGAGGTAAAAGAACCAATCACTGTACATGAAGATGACTTTAATGTTGAAGATGAAGAGGACATGGAAGTAAATGTCAAGGAAGGTGATTTATTCAAGTTAGGTAATCATTTCCTTTTATGTGGTGATAGCACCGTTGAAGAAAATGTAAAAAGATTAATGAATGGTAACAAAGCAGATATAACATTCACAAGTCCACCATACAATGCACAAATAGGAGCATCATTCACCGGAGATTACAATACTTATTATAAAAATGATAATCATTCTGTTTATAAAAACACAAGTGATGGGTTGTCAGATGAAGAGTATACTAATTTATTAGTTTCAAGTATAGAAAATGCTTTAAAATATTCTGATGATGTAATGTATAATATAGGAATATTAAAAGGAAGTAAAAAAGGGATAACAAATGTATTACATCACTTTCAAGATAACTTATGTGATATATTAATTTGGAATAAATCAACATCAATACCATTAGGATTAGAACCTCAAAAAAATATGGTTTCACATAAAGCAGAATTAATATTTTGTTTTAATCAAAATGGAAGTCGCAATTTTACACATAGTCAATGGGAAAAAGGCACAAAAACCAATGTAATAGAAACTAACAATAGCTCAAATAATGAATATGCTAATATACATAAAGCAACATTTCCAGTCGAATTTGCGGGAGAAATAGTAAAAGAATTTACTGATAAAAGTGTCCTTGATTTATTTGGAGGAATTGGAACTACAATGATTGCTTGCGAACAACTAAACCGCCAATGTTACATGATGGAATTAGACCCTTACTACTGCCAAGTAATAATCAACCGATGGGAAGAATACACTGGACAGAAAGCAGAAAAACTCCCACTATAAAAAAAACAAGTGAGATGATAATAATGGCTAAGTTTAACGAGGAAATCTGCAAAGAACTAATCATAGCCCACGAAAACGGACTACCAAGAAACGCCTGTGCCAGCATCGTAGGAATAAACCGCCGAACATTATATGACTGGTTAAAAAAAGGCGAAAAAGCCAAAAGTGGAAAATACCATGACTTCTACCTACGATGGCTAAAAGCAGAGGCAAGATTCCAAGCATACCACCTAAAAAAGATAAACGATAGCAAATCATGGACCGCCAGCCAATACTTATTACAAGTAACCGACCCTGAAACCTATGTTGTGGCAGAGAAACAGGAAATGGAAGCCAAAGTAAGTGCAGACGCTAATGTCAATGCAGATGTAGACCTAACAAGTGACGACTTCCTAAACCGCGAGCTTGACCTGATGAAAAAGATAATCGAGGACAAAAAACGATGATAAGTGCGGAAGACATAAGCCGAACCAATCATGGTGTAATGGGATTGGGAAGATGGAGCATTTATATTAACAATGGGTACTGGCAACCAAGAGACTTCGATGTACTAATCATAGAATTATTACAGTACGCATTGCAAGGAAGAGTATCTAAGATATTATTAGGGGTTCCAAGTAGGCATGGCAAATCAACACTCATATCAAAGAATTTCGCTTCATATTTCCTTGCACACTTCCCAAATGACAAAGTCATACTAACAGCATATTCACAAGGATTAGCCAGTGAATTCGGCGGACAAGTCAAAGACGTACTCAACTACTACGGAAACCTATCACCCTACAAAGTAAGCCTATCTACCGACAGTAAAGCCAAAAATAAGTTTAAACTCAACCACCCATACCATGGCCAAATGCTAGCAGTCGGAGCAGGAGGTAGTATCCTAGGTTTCGGTGCAGGATTATTCATAGTGGACGATCCAATCAAGAATGTTGCGGATGCTGAGTCAAGTGTTAAGCAGCAGCGATTGGCGGATTGGTTTGGGGGTACTGCTAAGACACGATTGGAAAGGCGTAGTAATGGCTTGCCCCCGATTATGCTTGTTATTGCTCAAAGGTTGCATTTGAAGGATTTGCATGGTATTATCCGTGAGACCGAACCGACAATCCCCGCGAAGGAAGGCTTAGCAATACTAAGGAATGGCGGAACCATAGACCCTAACACATGGATAGACCTTAACATTCCTGCAATCTGTGATAGTCCTGATGATTTATTAGGTCGTGAGATTGGCGAGGCTCTTTGGCCACAACAGAGAAGCACCGAGTGGCTGATGGCAGAGAAACGAGCCATGGGCTCATATCTCTTTAATGCAATCTACCAAGGCCAACCTGTGGAAAGGGACGGGAACATCTTCAAAAGAGAGTGGTTTATGGATGACCGAACACACCATATTTACAATCAGATAACACTGGATGAACTTCCAAAGGATTTGCCAATGCTCAGGTACTGGGACTTCGCCGCAAGTGGCAAGGAAGGAGACCAAACCAGTGGCCTATTGACTGGTTATGATGGTGAAAACCTATACTTCATAGACCTGGTGCATGGCAACTGGTCCAGTAACGAGGTACTTAAAAGGTTCAAAAAGACAGCACACCGTGATGGTAGGAGCGTACTAATCAAGATAGAACAGGAACCAGGAAGCGGAAGCAAACTACTCATTTCAAGGTTTCGTAATGAGAAAGACCTACGAAAATACCATATACGGAGTGATAAGGTTAATCTGAAAAAGAATGTAAGAAGCTTCGACCTTGAAGCCATAGCCGAAGACCACCGATGCTACTTCGTAAAAGCAGATTGGAATATTGACCTAATCGACCAATTAGTTAGTTTCACCGGCAAAGAAGGAGCCAGTGATGATATGGTCGACACCGCGACAGGTAGTGCACGGCACTGGTTAAGACCAAAACGAAAAATCAAAGCATAAAACAATAAAAGTGATACCGTATGACAAAACGAAGACATAGTGATAGTTTCATAGTAACCATTGATAAAGATGATGGAATGCACCTAGTAGACCAATTAGAACTCAACAAGTATTCCTTGAAAGCCAACATAGACCCCGCGACCGGGAGCAAACAAGAAATAAGCGACCCTTTAAAGCAGGGCATTAGTATATTGAATCCGAAGTATGATCCATATGACCTTGTACAACTGCTTGATTTGTATACTTATCATGCGAGTTGTGTTGAGGCGGTGGCGGTTGATACTACTGGTGTTAGTTATACCTTGAAGCCATTGGAAGGTGTTGAGCCAATAGAGGCCGAGAAAGAGAGGTTCGTTGAAGTATTGGAGAATAGTAGTCCGAGCATTAATACTCAGTTGCAAAGAATGGTATACGATAGACGGGCGATTGGTTATGGTGCGATTGAGATTATCCGTGAGGATACCAGTAAATCCGATATTATCAGATTAAAACATATTCCTGCACAAACACTCAGGCGTCATACTGACATGAAACGAGTCCTGCACACCACCCCAGATGGCAAAAGGGTATGGTTTGTGATTTATGGCAAGAACTATGATAACGAGGGTAATCTTGTTGATGTTGATGCCGATACCGGCGAATTCTACCCATACAACAGTCTACCAGCAGAGCGTAAAGCTAATGAGTTACTTTGGAGTATGGAGTATGCACCAGGGACCGACTATTACGGCAGACCTCCAATAGTCAGTTGTCTTGGCAGTATTAAGGGGGATATTGGAGCAGTCAAGTATAATAATGCATTCTTTGACAATTACGGTATGCCGAAATTCGCAATCACAGTTACAGGTGATTTTGCGGATTATGACCTGGAACCTGATGACCCTGAGTATGATGTCACACAAACATTACGATACAAGATAGGTCAACAAATCAAGGAAGTTATCAAGAACCCCCACTCCGCCATATGTATAACTATTCCAAGTGAGGGTGAAGAAGGAAATGTAGACCTCAAAATCACACCATTAAGTGTGCAAGCGGAAGAAGGTCACTTCCGTATGTATCGTAAGGATACAAGGGATGAAGTATTGCACGCGCATCAGGTAGACCCATCAAGATTAGGCATCTTCGATAGTGGTAATCTGAATGGTAGTAACAGCGAGTCAACAATGGCATCCTATAAATATGGAACCATCGCTCCAATCAAGGCTGAGTGCGAAGCTTTAATCAATCAAATCGGTGCGGAACTTGGTTGCACTAGTTGGAGATTCAGTATTGAAGAAGTGGCTCCAATCGATTACACAAAGGATTTGGCATTGGCGGAGTTCCTGTTTGCAAGGGGTGCTATGACTATTAAGGAATTGATTGATAATTTCGGCAATAAATTCGGATTAACAATTGAAGACGAAGAGGATTATTACTTGAATGCTCGTTATATTAACAATATTCCATTGGAGAAAGTGTGGAATGATACTGAGAACAATCCAATGCTCGAAGTGGATACTATACTCGGCAGTTTGGAAGACCAATTATGGAATGATAATGAAGAGGTAGAGGATGACATTATCACAGAGGACCAAGAAACAGTTACTGGCAACCCAGGTCGCATTGAAGCGAAGACAGAATAACGAAGCCCAGCTTGAAAAGGAATTAGGCCGCTTCTTCAAACGATTAAAAAAGGAAGTCTTAAAAGGATTAGAGGAGTATTGGAGCGATTACCAATTACTCCAAGGGCAGGTTAATCTGATGCTGAGC